ATTGCCAGACTAAAAAATTGTGGAGAATTAAAACTCAAAGGAATACAATTTCACCCCAAGTCTCCTTATTATAGAGTGTGTGCTGATGTCGTAGTGAATAATCCTCCAGGTCATACTCACCCACACGTTCATAGGATTCCTAGTCCTGTGTCTCAGAATGTTGAGGATCTTGGTCCCGCTCTAACAACTGGTAAGGAGTGAGTGCTTCTTTGAGTGCTTCTGTTACATTCTCCTTGAAAGAACGATAAGGAATGAAGAGATCATCATCAGCAGTCTTATAGTCCTGGTGAGTTTCTTTGAACTCGCGCTCTACATCATACAGCATAGTTTGCACCATGTCATTGATGACTTCCAAAGTCTTTGGTTGAAGTGTTTGCCAATCATAACCAGGAAATAGATCATCTTTGACACGATCTAACAATGCTTTCTTACAATGCCACTGACTATCAAAGATTTGGGTAAATTCTTCCCAGTCGTGGTTAGATTTGAAATTAGGGATACTCATTTGGGTTTGAGGGTGCGTCTCAATGCCATAATAGCATGGTTTCGGTCCCTTTGCTCCTGTCTACGCTCAGCAATGGACAGTACTGGGACTGTCTTCCCCCTGATAGTAGCAATCTTTTTCATAACTTTCTTAACCGTTGGTTTGACAACCTTTAGTAGGATGTCTGCCAGCGGTTTTGCTAACAGTGCCGATGATGTAGCAATGACAGCAATACCTCCCGTTGTCACTACCATACCAGGAGCAGGAATACCAGCAACAATCTGCTCTGGTAGAGGCACAGGTTCTGTAATCTGAATACACTGGTTGCCAACTAACTGATACTCAGTAACTTTCTTTCGGAAACCTTCAATGTATGTGCCGACAGGTTCCTTTGCCTGCTGTGCTGGCGTGGGACAATCTACCTTGGCAGTAGCAGGTGGTGCTGCTTGGGGTAGTTCTACTTGTCCTGGTGGTTTTGGTTCTTCCTTTCGTCTGGTATCAACTCCAGCAGGAGCAGTAGGAATTATCTGTTCAGGTTCAAAAGAAATAGGATTAAAACTGGGAATACCAGAATCACAATACGTAACCAGTCCTGCTTTGTCATCTTGACCTACAGTTTTGGATTTGTTGTTACTTTCATGAGCTTCAATACACCCAGGAACATCAACAATTGGTACACCAATATTTACCACTACAGGTGGTGCTAGTGGAGTTGATGTGTAATATTCGTTAGCAGTTACTACTTGCGGAATATCAATCTCCCTGATATTGATATTGGGAGAAGTAATATTAGGTATTTCCATTAGTCCTCAAAGAATTTAAAAATACCAGTCCAAATAGAATGAAAGAAAACATACAGGAAGAAAGTTTCAGATGCTTCTTTCTTTACCTGTTTCTTGTAAGTTGATTGTGCCATATCTTTTAATAACGATATGTCTTATTTAACGATAAACAGTAACTTTTAATAAGACTCTCAGCAATCATTAAACGCACTACCAACTTCAGCACCGATTTCAGATCCTGCTTTCTGTCCTAGGAGCAAAGCCCAACCACTGACTAACCATCCAACATAAGGAATATTTGCCACAGCAGGCACAATAACACCAGCACTAATTGAGGTTCCTGCCATTGCACCTTGTGATCGTGCTCCAGCGTCCGCGATCAAACACTCTATTTCTTTTGCAGACTTTCCCTCGCTGTCTGTTGCAGCACCTCCAATGTTTCTAGTTCCATCCATAGTGTATTGGTCACGACGAAATTCTTCTCTTTGCTCTCTCCCTCCTCCAAATAATCCCCTCCTCTCATGATCTAGTTGAAGTGACCTTTCAGACTCAAGAATCTTTGGATCATTCGCTCTATATTCAATCTCATATCCATCCTTACCTGCTTTGATTCTGTAGGATGAGTATGGACCACGTGGAATATTAATTGTGGGGGTTTGTGTCACCTCTGGTTTTTGATTGAGGAGATGACCCAAAATGCCTATGTGAGCAAATGCCACAGCACCACCCACAGTAACAGCAAACCATTTAAGGGGAGATTTGAGAGTCATTTTATTGTTGGGATAGCAGGACCAGTTGTTTCAGGAATAACTGTCACAGCAGAATCTACAATGCCTGGAAGTGCATTTGTAATTGACTCTGTAATTGATGCAGTGATCTGTGCCTTAGCATCCTCTACAATTTTATCCTTACTTGTGTAAAGAAAGGCACCACCAGCAACAATAGAAAGAGATACTAATCCAGAAAGGAGAGCAATACAATTAATTACTTTTTGCATTTGTAATTTTGAATGGAGAGAAGAGTTGCATATGGTATCCATGTAGGATGCTCATCAGCAAATTGAACTTGAACTTCAGTAATTACTTGCTCAAGTTGTTTATTATAAGATTGTCTTGTGTTCTTCACACAACTCATAGGACTAATCATTGTAGTCACCCATAAACCTTTTCATATCTCTATCTAGCTCTTTTTTAAGTTTACGTTTCATAAACTCAATCCTTATTCTTAATGGGAAGTATCTAATTTGCAAATTGATATATGCAAATAGATTCATGGTTCCTTCAACACCAGCATATGCAACCATTAAAATGATAATAGCTGCTGTGATGTAAAAACTATAAAGTGTTACCATTTTTTAGGTTTCCTACTAGAAGACATTTCTAAAGTAACTGACAATAAAACAATAAAAGAAAGGATGTATATAAATGTGATCATACTAAAGTGCCATGTTGTCTGCGAATTTCTCTTAGTTCTTCAAAGTTTTTCTGTTTAGTGCCACCATCATATGCCCATGCATATCCTTCAGTGATCATTTGTTCGTTGAGGGAGAGTTCCGCGTCACCAATGTACAGCCACCCAAGTAAGCGACCATACTTGCCCATGCCGCCGACAAGCTCAGTACGAATAATAAGGTCATCATCACCATTAATTGCTCCTTCTAGTTTTTCTTTTAACCAATTTGTTGCATCATACCCCAATGCTTTCTCTTCATCATCTCTTGTCCTCTTCTCTGGAGTATCAACACCAGCAACACGAACACGTTCTTTTTTAAATAAATCAAATCCCAAATCAATAGTTACATCAATGGTATCACCATCAACAACTCTATTGATTTCAACTACGCGAAAGTTGTAACAAGACTTCCTGCTGGGCGGAACCATTGCTCCCATAATTGATCTCCTTTGATTCTACTGATACAGCAATTCCTATGATAGTAACTACAGCAGATATAACTGCAGCAGCACCAGCAATCCATATTTCATTTTTACGGATTCTTCCACGCAGTTCATTATCAAGTGCTTTGAGTTTTTCTTCAGTCTTATCTATACGACTGTGAACCATCTCAATACGACGAATGGCATTCTCTAAAGTGCTATCAATAACAGAAACACCTGATGTCTCTGCTTCAAGAGCATGAATTCTCTCACGAAAACTTTCAATCTTACTTTCTAATACAGCAAGTTTTGAATCTTGTTCTGCATCTTTATTCGTCAGATCGCTCATCATCCAACTCCTTGAAAGCCATACTCATGATTGTATATATGTAGTAAGCAGTTCCTGATAAAAGGAGTATCATACAAATAATGATACTCCATGTCACATCATTCACATCTTTTAAAGGGTGAAGTATCAAATTCATCTTATGCTATCTTTACTAGGAATCATTTGATATGCTAGTCTATCTCTTAATTTATTGATTTTTTCTACATCATATTTGGAAAAGTTTCCTCTCTTCTCTACATTTTTGTAATAGTGTAGAGCATTTTGAATGATGATAAAATCTTCCATTGACAATTCAAAGTTCATGGATTTTGGGGATCAATTCCTAGGTTTTTTAAATATTCAAGCCACCAATCTGCATCTTTCATATATCTCCAGTTAGGAACTTCCTTCCCACGTTCTACAACATAATACTGATGTAGTGCCTCATCTATAGTCTGTGCGATCTCCATATTCTTCTTCCTCTGCATCAACGTCTTCATATGGATTTGCCACATATGGTCCGTGTGATTTAAGTGATTCTTGTCTGACATACTTCTGTTCGCCATTGACTGCTGAGACCCACAGACTGAGTTTCATTATGATCCATATAATTGCTAATGGAAAAAAACAACCAATTAAGATAAAAGGTTTCATCTGTTTCTCCTTATAAAAGGATCCCAGTGTTGCCACTTGTATTTATGGACTGCCCATATACCTAAGATAGGAACAAAAACCAATGTAAAAGATAAAATTCCTAAGGTAAAGGAATTATTCATTACATGTCTTACAAATAGCATCATTGATCTAAATTAGATTAGTGAGCAGTTCCATTTCCCTTGTACATATCTGTATCATAGTAACCACCCTTTCTGGCACCAAAATAGATTGTAGTTAATACAAAAGGCACTGCAATGATTAGCAATGCCTTTCCAAATAAGTTTTCCATTATTGTACGTGAACTGTACCAATCATACCTGCACCTTTATGAGGTCCACACCAATATGTGTAGTCTCCTGCTTCAGCGAAGGTGACATCAAACTCTTCACCAGGCATCATAGCGAGACCTTCATGAGAGATTTCTGGATGATCCTCCACAACAACATTGTGAGGTGGAAGCATGTTGTTTACAAAGTGAACTGATTCTCCAGCAGAAATAGTTATCTCTGATGGTTCAAAAACTAGATTGCCATCATAACCCATTTGAACATCTACTGCCCATGCAGGCGCAGAAAAGAATAGTGTAGCAAGAAGTGCAAAGAAAAACTTCATTAGAGTTTCGTGCAACTACACTATCTATTCTAATTTTGCGTCTTTATACCTACTATTTGTCTTGACTTCCTGACTTATCATTTCACCAAGTTCATCAGCACATTTGCACCAAATCTTTCTCATCTCCTTCTCTCTAGGGTCATTTGCTTTTTTTAATTCAATCCACATATACCATAATACTGAACACTCATTAGACTTTGTTTGAAGGTGAGGTTCTTTATACAATATTATTTTTTAGGTTCTACAGCTGAAACTACTGGAGGATCTTCTTGTTTCTTTTTAACTGGAGCAGCACCACCAGACTTGGCAGGAGACAATCCAAAGGCAGCTAGCGATCCAGAGAAGACCGAAGCGATGAACGTGGGATCAAAATCAAGAATCTTTTGACCGTTTGGTAGTCTTACGTAGCTAAACGTTAGGAGAGATGCGGACCAAATAAGTACAACAACTTTCACCAAATTACCAAGTACTTCGCTCTTATCTTCATCATGGTCCTTCTCTGCTACTTTTGCTTCTTTGTTTTTGTTTCCAAGCATTGGTAGTGAGCAAGGTAAAAATATTTATAAAAAAAGGGGTCAATTAGACCCCTGATATACTGGTTGCATGATTCCTTTATCAGGACCACCACCATCATCGTCATCTCCTGGTGATGTAATAGCATATGCTATTAAGAATCCTACCAGTAAACCTAGATATGACCAAATGCTCATGACTCATCGCCAGACTGTGTAAGGATTGCATTTGCACCAAAAATAGTTATCATAATTGCTGCTACTGCAAGAAATCCCATCACCAAATACCTGGAATGATTTGACCAGTTGTAGCATATGATCCCATTGCAGCCATGATTCCAATCATTGCTGCCCAACCATTAATACGTTCTGCTTTTTCATTCATTGTTTTTCTCCAGAAATGTTTGTGTAGATAGAAGTGTCACCATAATCACGGTGAGTTTTATAGCCAACAACTGCACCCTTTGTATTCATTAATGCAGGCATGAAAGCAACTGTAAAAAATACTGCTGGTGCTCCAATAATAAGGGCTCCAGCAATTACATAATAAGTAAGGAGTTCAATCAGACTTTGTTCCATTTTGTTTTGTTTTGTTGTAAATAATAACTTCTTCACCATCATGAGTGAAGACTAACTCATCATCATGCCCCCAACACAACTCTTCATAGAGTGCATTGAGTTTTTGCATGTCTTCATAGAGTGCATTTGTGTTAGGCATATTGATCTAATAACTTTCTAATGTTTTGAGTGATTTGCATACCACCAATTTTTTCTTCAAGTTTTAATCCAGAAGGCGATGCAATAATTAATACTGGTGTAGCTGTTACACCATACTTGGATGCAAGGTCAAGATTCTCTTGAGGAATTGGAGTATCACTAAAGTCTTCAAGATCTACCTTCTCTAAAAGAGAAGTGCGTTCATCCTTGATAGAGTTGATGTATTTATCCACAAGGGCACAAGGACCACAAGACTTTTTAGAAAAGAGATAGAACTTGTTCATCAGTAAGTTTCAGAAAGTTGTTGTACAGAGTATCCTAACAGGACAAAAAATGTCACAGAGGTGACTGTCCACATAAGTTCTGTCATCAGATTACACCAAAGAAGAACTTACCAGTTGCTGCATAAGAAATGAAACCAGCAATGATGCCAAGCATAGCAGCACGACCATTCAGTTTTTCTGCACGTTCTGCATGAGACTCAAGACCATAACGTTGACGGTCTTCCTCAGTCATATACATTGCAGGTTCAGTTGCCCACATATTTTGCTGTCCATGTTCATTAGTTGTTACAGTCATGTTACCTCCTGTATTAAGTTATGTTACTACTATATAGATTTTCTTTACATTTGTCAAGTTTATCAGTCATGAAACTCACACTTATCTGAATGTTTGCAGAAAGCTCTGACATAACTATCCACATCCATTTCCATGGTTTTGTGGGCATATAGATGCATAGACTGAATAAGAATCAATGAGCCAACAATTACAAGATTGAAATGAGTGACTGGTGATAGAAGAATTCTTTTCATAAAAAAAGAGGGGTCTTTAAGACCCCTCAATTTTAGCATGGTTTATCAGAAGCTGTACTTGAGACCCAGCTTAGCACCATAACCACGGTCAAGATCTTTGTCTCCAGAACCAACAAAGGAAACTTCACCATATGCACCCAGTGCATCAGTTACAGCAAAACCAAGACCTGCCTTACCAGAAGGAACTGTGTCAGACTCACCACCATCAGGAGAGACAACAGTAGCACCACCCTGGACATAGTAGGAAGCGTTCTCTCCCAGAGCACCTTCATAACCTACGTGGAGGTCAGTAGCAGTGCCATTGTAGTTGCTGCCAGTCCAACCAGAATTGGCTTCTACATTGACATAAGGACCTGCAAAAGCAGCGCCAGCGGACATTGAAAGAGCAGCAGTTGCTGCGAATACAGATTTGATCATTTTAGATACCTCGTGATTTTCTCGCAGAGTATAATACCTGCGGATGTAAAGAGACTCGACGTGTCTCTGTTTAAACTTCAAAACATCAGCGAGTAATTGAGGCTTCAGTTTTGTTACATAACATGAAGCAATTGCCTCATGAATGTTTATTTATAATAGACCAGAACCTCTGGTCTGTCAACCCCCTTGTTCATAGGTTGGGGGTTCCTCCTGTCTTTGTGATGGTTCCACCACCCTACCAAGGTAAGGATCAAAATCCATCAACTGATCAATGGTCATCTGGCATCCTTTTTGTTGCCAGAAGTTAAGTTGAGAATCATGATTGCCTCTATGAAAGACATCAATGTGTTCTGGGTGAATACTTGAACCTAACTCAATACGATAAAGAAGGAGGGGCATAGAATAAGTATTACCTGAATTATAGATGAGATCATCAGCCACAGGGCGTGGTCTCACTCCATTATCAAGTTTATACTTATCACCTTTGCAGTGAAGGTCAATTACCTTCTTAGCATGGTGCCTGGTAATAAGATAACATGCTGTAGAGAATTCATTCACAAAACGTTTATGGATCTTTACGTGCAGGTCACCAGTGCAGATGATAGCAATCTGCACCACATCCCAGTCATATGGAATTTTACAATAGAAATCCTTCCATGTAAAGTTCCAGAACCTCACCAAATCTAGATTGCAATCATCTTCCATCATGATTGCATAAGGTTCATCAGTATTGTAATAGAAATCTTTAATAGCTTTCAGGTGAGATGTGGTACAACCAATTTCACCTGACGTCATTAAATCTGGATACCTTCCTTTGAGGATGGAACCCAGATCATCATCCCTACCATCATAAGCAGAAATACGTTTATAATTTTCTATTTCCCAATACTTATATTGCTCCTCCATATATTTCCATCTTTCTGGTTGACCATCAAGATTAATACAATAGATAGGACCAATACCTTTCAGCTTGTATGCTGCTTTGTTTCTATCTCTTTCCATGAATTACTTTTTCAACATTTGGCAGGAAGTATTCACTCAAAATTCTAGACCATTCAAACTGTTTTGCATAGTCTAAAATCTCTTGTCTATTGTTCACAGAGTATTCTCTGTTCTCAATAATTTTTTGTTCCACATATTCCAGATCATTAATCTTATCTTCTGGAATGACTGTAATGAACTTCTTAGTGGTATCTAGATTAGCAGATGCCCACTGACTGATAACCACCCCTAGACCAGCAGAGAATGCCTCTGGGCAGACCAGTGGATGTGCCTCACCATCTGACAGTAGGACAAGGTTTCCATAGGTGGTTAACATCCTATGTAGCTTATCTTTGTCCCACTCTCCCAGATAGTTCTTTGTTTTATTAAATCTACTGTCAGCAATATTTCCAGCATACCAAAGTGATTCAATACTCTGAAACAAATGTTGTCTCTTTCTAGAATCTACCTTAGCAAGATATATGGATCTATCACTGTTGTTTGGTTCAGAAGTGAACCTAAACTTTTTTAGATTCACTCCATTGGGATTCAAGAACAACCTGTCTCTTGGGATGCCAGATTGATTGTGATAGACATCATTGATGCCTTCAGAAAGACCAAATACATTAGGTTTGATTCTGGAGAACTGATCAAATACTCTTTCCTTATATCCACCCATCATTTCAGGACGTTCAATATAAGCAAAGTGTGTAGTTATAGCACAGGGGTATTGGATGTATGGATAGATAGGAATCCAGTCATCGTAGTTGATATGAACAAAGTCAGGACGAAACTCATTGATCATATGGATGACATGCCTAGGATCACCCACATTCACAATCTGAACACTATGACCCATCTGGGTTAGTGTCAGTTTCATATCCCAGATTAAAGATTCAACAGCACCCCATCCCTTAGGGGGGATTGGTGTATTGGGTCCAATAATACTGATTCTCATTTGATAATACTTTCTACATTTTTTACATACTTATCAATCAGAGTGGTAAGTGAGAAAGTCTTCATGCCATAGTCTCTGATCTCCTGTCTATTGGCACAAGAGTAATTCCTATTCTCCTTGATCTTCTGGTTGATATACTCCATATCACTCAGTTTATCATCAGGAATAACAGTAATAAATTCCTTGTTTGTATCAAGTTCAGCAGCACTGTGACGTGAAATAACCACACCAAGTCCTACTACTAGTGCTTCTTTGATGGCAAGAGAAGTTCCATTCTCACCATCAGAAAGGAGAACCATATTAGCGTATTTGGTCAAGTCACCACAAAGTTGTTCTCTACCCCACTCTCCCTTATAAGAATCTCTGTTCTTATCAAACATAGTTCCAGGTTCATATTTACCTACAAAGTCAACACCAATTAAATTTTGATACTGATCTTGCTTCTTTCTTGCTGAAATTTTGCCAAGATAGATTGATTTATCTGTGTAGACACACTCAGCATTATATGTAAACTCTGGATCATTAGTGCCTTCCATCAACCAGAAGAGCCTATCCTCTTCCCAACCTTGTTCTTTATACCACTGAACATCTTTGGGAGAAACAGCAAAGTTATAATACTTTTCTTTATTCTGAACCATCCAATCAGCAACTCTCCAATACCCATCACGTCTGTGCCAATCAGGTTGATCAATATATGGATAGTGGCTGCTGAATAAAATAGGACATTTGACTTTTCCATAGAGGAAATCTACCACAGGGTAAAACATATCATAGTGAATATGAATTACATCATAATCACCTTCCATACATTCTTTAGCAATCTCATTCATATCAGGTGTATTGATGATGTCACCCTCATGACCCATCTCTCCCAATACACATGCTCTATCCCACATTTGCCTTTCCAAGGCACCCCAACCATCAGGTGGGATGGGCATGATGCCTGGTCCTACTAAACAGAATTTCATTTCAAATTTCTCCAATAATCAAGAGTATCATTAATGGTTTCCTCTAGTGAG